CCGGATAGTGCGAGCGAAGGCCTTCCTGCTCTGCAACTCCCACAACCGGAATTCTTTCCACAATGGTTCATCCGCTGCATTGGGGAAAACTTTCAAACGGGCGTGTATCTCTGCCCACAATGACTGGTGGGTCTGGCTGGAATCAAACTTTGAAAAATCCCCCTCCATGAGCCAGGCCCACCCATTGCTCCGCGCCCAGGAAACGAAGCGCTCGGCGCTGACAACGGCGTCACTGCCGCCATTGTAGAAACACGTGTTTTCGTGGTTGCAACACTTCTTGAGGTGGGAAATGTAGGCCTTCATCCGCAGGTGGTCGACCGCCCCATAGAGCCCCGTGGGGCAGAACTGAATCGCTCGCGCCGTACTGAGTGTAGAAACGGGCCAATGGTTGGGCCGTCCGGCGATGTAGTTCTGTGTTGCGTAGTCTTTCTGGGGGAAGATTGATAACCCCTGGGAATCCAAGAAAAGAAGTTTTTTCTCCCACTTGGTGAAAACAGAAGTAGTGAAATGTGGGACAGTCAAGCAACCCACGCCCAGTTGGGCACTCTCTTTGAAGGGCTTCATGTAACGACGTATTTTTGTTTGGTCGTACCCCGCTGCCCGTAGGTCGTCTTCCAACATGCGACTGGCCTGTGGCGAATTCAGTGGGGGCAGACCGATGTGTTTCTCCCCCAAGAACCAGTCCATAACCCACTCAAAATGTTGAAAGTCGGTGTGGAAGGAGTCAGGGGGGCACGGGACGACGCCTGGTTTCATGGGTGTAAAACAGCTTTGAGCGACAGTCTGCTCCATGGCCAGCGCGTCAAAAGTGTGGGTCGTGGGCGGATTCGGTATCCACCCAGCCCCGACCAAACTAGGGCCGCGACAGGGCCGAAATGGCCCGTCCATCGGGTCGCGGTGGACCGTTCTCACATTGGGTGGCAGGGGCAGACTCGACTGGCCCATCCCCGCAACGGTGGGCAGCATGAACTTGGGAACCTCGCGCATGGCATCCGGCCCGGCAACTTGTTGCACATCCAAGTAGCTCTGGACGTATCGCCGCGCATAGTCGTACCCACTGTGTTGCTGCGACCCCCCTTTGACCAACTGACGTGTGCTGCCCACGACTCGGCCGCAGATGTGGCACCCAAAGTGCGTGTCAACACACCAATTGTGTACGGGGCACCGTTGTGCCCGCTGGCAGACCCCGCACTGACCAGTGCGGTTCGCCTCTCTGCCACATTCACACTGGCCTGTCACGAGGGCATTGAAGCGGGTCGCCCAATAGCTGTCAATGTTCTTCCCAGGGACGCAAACGAACCGCGGCGTGAAACTGTCGTCACGGACCATGCGCGCCAAAGTATCTTGGACCGTGATCCTCTCGGAGGCAACTGCAGCCATCGCTGCGACGTCGTTATTGTCGGGTATGACTTGCTGTTCCCTGGTTGCTGAACCCGCAAGGGTGGTAATGAGTGAGTAGTACGTGCCCACGTCTGGTTTGATCTCCAATTGGCGAGACATCCCGGGTACGCGCGTGCCAGCAGCAACATTGGCTGGTGTAGGGATCACCCGCCTCGTTCCTTGCAAAGTGGGCATGGCCGGCCGGCGCCTTCTCAAAGCCTGACACAGACACTGATTTGCGTAATCGGCGCAATGTGGGGCCGGTTGACGCGCAGAAACGCATGCTTGAGTGTGTGCCACTCTGTTGGACTGGTACCACCGCAAACGCCACGAAAAAGCGTTGTTGCCCTGGCCAAAGATCTTGGTGGTAATCTGGGTCTGCAGTA